GCTCAGTGAAGAACGAGCCGAGGAAGGTGATGTTTGCGAGGATGCTGAAGGCCAGTGATGTCTTGCCGCTGGTGAGGGTCATTGGATAGTTCCTTGTGGTTAGTGATGGGAGGTTGGAGGTCCCTCCCGATTGGATTAGCTGAAGAGGTTGAGTACGCCTAGGACGAATAGAGCTGCCATGTCAGGCTTCTCTTTAGCGTAGGTGATGACAGACTTGGATGCTTCTTTTGCTTTCTCAGCAGCGAGATACATCTGGTCCGGTTGTTCGTTGTCGTTGATGTTGTTGGTTGTATTGGCTTGGTTGTCCATGAGTAATTACTCCTAGTTAATTGACAGATACACAATAGTCACTGACCGCGAGACACGAAGTGTCGAGCGTTGACGCTGGGGGGTTACTGGGCGACAAGGTTCCACGATTCTGGTTAAAAACAAGGTTCCAATGGCTAAATTCCGGGAAAGGGGTTGGTGCTGGAGGCGAGGGGGGAGACTATGAGTGAGCAAAATAGATAGAAAAACGCATACCCCCTCCTATAGAAATTTTTTCTGCAAAATTTTTCTATAGAAATTTTTTGCGGAATCAAGGGTATACTCCGGCAACTTCACCCGGCGCAGGAGATCGACGGTCGATTTTCCGGGTAGGTTGTACTAGTGTCAGACACTAAGACATGCGCTCGCTGCCAGACGGACCTGCCCATAGCGAGTTTCGAGGCTATGAAAGGCGGCTTCAGGACAATATGCCGCCCCTGTAATCAAGCCACGCGCCGTCAACAACGGTCCACGGGCTACGAACCGTACTTAACGAATCTCGTATCTACGAGCAAAAGTAAGAGCCGTAGTCGTGGGTTCACGGACTACGAGGTAACCGCCGAGTACCTCATTGATCTCTGGCAACGGCAAGAAGGCCGTTGTGCGATATCAGGAGTAGTGCTCACTCACCATAACGACGGGTCGGGAGCCAAGGACTTTAACGCAAGCATCGACCGAATAGACAGCCAGCAAGGGTATATACCGGGAAACGTGCAGCTCGTTGCTCTACGGGTTAATCTCTTAAAACAGAGCTTAAGCAACGACATGCTGTACTGGTGGGTGAAGACAATTTACCAGTACTCTTGTGATTAGACAGGAGCAGGGCTAATATAAATGCTGCCGAAAGTCCAGGTGTTCGCAATAGAGGGCTTCGAAGATGCCATTATCGGTACGGCATACCGAGGTGGCCACGAAGTGTTGGTGTACGACGGGTGGATATTTGAGGCAATCGTCGCCTCTATCGACCCTAATCCCACATCTCTTCACGAATACCTGACCAGGATCCGCTTGCATGAGCTAGGGGATCGGGCACCGGTTTTTGTTTATCTGGATGAAGAAGTTGTTGGAGAGCTTGCCGATTCAATCAGAGAACCAGGCACCCCTGTCCACTGACATAGCTCAGACTGATGAGTTGATGTCCCATACTGAGTTCCAGGCGCTCACTCCATACATGGGGCTGACGCTTGGAGCTCTGACCGTGCAGCAGGAGCGGCTGGTTCTATACATGGCGCGCGGCATGACGATTGCCGCTGCTGGCCGTGCAGCTGGGTACGCAAGTTATCAGACGGCGTTGGATGCGGCTAAGCGCCCGGCAGTAGTTCAGGCTCTGAACTTCTTTCGGGAGCAGATGCGGGAAGAGGTCAAGTTCACCAGGACGCACGCGCACCAGATGTACCTGGAAGCGTACAACGCCGCAGTGAACGCGACCGAGATGAAGAACACGGTTGACTCGTTGGTGAAGCTGCACGGGCTAACGGCCCCAGACACCGCCATGCAGGTCAACATAAATTTGAACCCCGCTCAGATAGAGCGGATGACTGACGAAGAGTTGTTGAAGCTGGCTGGTAAGGATGTCGGTTACTTGGAGCCTGACGCGCCTTGACAGACGAGATCCCAACTATTGAGTGCTTGAAGTGCAAGAAGCTCCATCCGGAGACCTTGTACTCTGGTAAGCATAAAGGGGTGTGCGTCTATTGTCTTGCTGACGCGGAGGACGCGCTGCTTAACCCAGTGCAGGTGAAACCCGACAACGAACCACTGTCAGAGGCAGCTAAGAAAGAGTTCGATGTAAAGGAACAGGCGCGGAAAGAACTAGCCGAACGAATACTGTCGCGTAAGCGGCTGCTACCGTTCGTCGAGAAGTTCAATCCGGACTACAACGCGGGTTGGGTGCACAAAGATGTCTGCAAACGACTTGAACAGTTTTCTCGCGACGTGGTGGACCAAAAGTCTCCACGGCTTATGCTCTTTATGCCGCCGCGTCACGGGAAGTCAACGCTTGCTTCTATTTCGTTTCCGGCTTGGCATCTGGGTCGTAACCCTTCGCATGAGTTTATTAGCTGCTCGTATTCGGGTTCGCTTGCGATGGGTTTTAGCCGTAAGGTACGTCAGGTGCTTCGTGAACCGTCCTATAAAGCAATTTTTCAAACGCGGTTGGACCCGGATAGTCAAAGCGCTGAAGCATGGCTAACGACAGATGGCGGTGGCTACGTAGCCGCTGGTGTCGGTGGCGGTATTACGGGAAAAGGTGCTCACGTTCTCGTTATCGACGACCCGGTGAAGAACCGGGAAGATGCCGAGAGCCAGAACAATCGGGATGCTAACTGGGACTGGTATACGTCAACGGCGTACACCCGTCTTGCTCCCGGTGGTGGCGTGTTGGTCATTCTAACGAGGTGGCATGATGATGACTTGGCTGGTCGACTTCTTAAAGCGGGTTCTCAAGGTGGAGACGAGTGGGAAGTTGTCAGATATCCCGCCATCGCCGAAGAAGACGAAGAATTCCGCAAGGCGGGAGAAGCTCTCCACCCCGAAAGGTACGACGTCCAAGCGCTCAGGCGCATCGAAAAAGCCGTAGGCCCGCGCGACTGGTCGGCGCTCTTTCAGCAAAACCCTGTTGCTGACGACGGCCAGTACTTCACTCGCAGCATGATTAACTACTACGACTTCGACGAGATTGACCAGGACTCCATGCGGTATTACTGCGCGTGGGACTTGGCGATCGGTAAGAACGATCGTAACGACTACAGCGTCGGGATAGTAGTTGGCATCAACGAGTATGACGACATGTTCGTCATGGACTGCGTGCGCGGTCGGTTCGACGGCTTCGAACTTGTCGAACGAATACTTGATCTGTACATCCAGTGGAAGCCGTCGATTGTAGGTATCGAAAAGAGCCACATCGAAATGGCGCTAGGCCCGTTCCTAGAAAAGCGCGTGCGTGAGCGCGGCTTGTTTGAGGCGTACTTCAAAGATCTTAAGACTGGGCGGCGCGATAAAGAAGCGCGTGCTCGAGCCATCCAAGGACGCATGCAGCAGGGGAAAGTGTATTTCCCTCGCGACGCATCGTTCACTGGTCCGTTGATTGCGGAACTTCTTAGGTTCCCGAACGGTATGCATGATGACCAGGTAGACGCCTTGGCGTGGATTGGTCTCATGATGTCTGAGTTCTCTACATATCAAGCTCCAGTAGTCCATACACAGTCTTGGCGGGACAAACTTCTATCTCTTACTCGCGGACCCCGCCAAAAATCCGCGATGAGTGCGTAAACCATGGCTAAGATCAAAACCCCTTCGATCGAAGAACAGCAGCTTGCCCAGCAGCAGTGGAACCGGTACGTCCGGGCCAGAGACAACGGGCACCTGCAGTACGTCGAAATGGCTAAGAAATGCGACGCGTTCTATCGCGGCGATCAGTGGGACGAGACTGATCTGGCTAAGCTGGAGGCAGAAGGCCGCCCGGCACTGACCATTAACACCGTACTCCCGACAGTGAACACTGTCCTCGGAGAACAGTCCACGCGCCGTGCCGACGTGCAGTTCAAACCGCGCCGTGGTGGTGATCAGGACGTAGCGAGCGTGCTGACTAAGTTGTACATGCAGATCGCTGACAATAACAAGCTCGACTGGGTTGAGCAGACGGTGTTCAGCGACGGTCTCATCATGGATGGCCGTGGTTACTTTGACGTTCGTATGGACTTCAGTGATCACGTCGAAGGTGAGATCCGCATCACGGCCAAAGATCCTATTGACATCCTGATTGACCCGGATGCGAAGGAGTACGACCCGAAGACCTGGAACGAGGTGTTCGAGACCAAGTGGATGACGCTCGATGAGATCGAGGAACTCTACGGTAAGGACAAGGCTGAGGCGCTTCGCTTCGTAGCCGAGAATGGCAACAGTTTTGGTCGGGACTCCATCGAATACGAAGAGACCCGCTATGGTAAGACGGATACGTCGCAGGATTACTTGGGTGCCGCTATCCCAGGAAACGAAGATTATCGCAATGTCCGCGCACTGCGCGTGATCTCGCGTCAGTATCGTAAGATGGGCCGCGCGGATTTCTTCGTTGACCCGAATACCGGCGACCAGCGTGAAGTGCCTGAGAACTGGAACGATCAAAAGACTAAGAAGTTTGCCAAGCAGTACGGCTTGAGCATTATCTCTAAGGTGGTTCGACGTGTGCGTTGGACCGTCACCTGCGACAAGATCGTGTTGCATGACGACTGGTCACCGTACGATGACTTCACCATCGTGCCGTACTTTGCGTACTTCCGACGCGGTCGTCCCTTTGGGATGGTGCGTAACCTGCTCTCGCCGCAGGAGCAGCTCAACAAGATTGCCAGCCAGGAGTTGCATATCGTCAACACCACTGCCAACAGCGGCTGGATGGTGGAGAGCGGATCGCTTGTCGGTATGACTGCTGACGACCTTGAAGAGCACGGTGCAGAGACCGGCTTGGTTCTGGAGTACAACCGTGGCTCGCAGCCGCCGGTCAAAATTCAGCCGAACCAGATCCCGACTGGACTTGATCGTATTAGCCAGAAGGCGGCGATCAACATTAAGACTATTAGCGGCGTGAACGACTCCATGCTTGGGTCTGACGGCGCTGAGGTTTCGGGTATCGCGATCCAGGCCAAGCAGAATCGCGGCGTCATCATGATTCAGGTGCCGCTCGATAACTTGCGTAAGACTCGGCATTATCTCGCAGAGAAGGTGCTGAACCTCGTTCAGAAGTTCTATACTGAACAGCGAGTGATTCAGATTACCAACGAAGATGATCCGCTCAAGCCCCGCGAGCCGCTCGTGTTGAACGAGATGACTCCGGAAGGCCGCGTGATCAACGACCTCACTCTTGGTGAGTACGATGTCGTTATTGGTACTGCCCCGGCCCGCGACTCGTTCGACGAGATGCAGTTCGCCGAAGCCCTCAACTTGCGTCTGGCTGGTGTCGCCATCCCTGATGACGCCATCATTGAGTACAGCCACCTTGCCCGTAAGGGTGAGCTTGCCAAGCGCATTCGCATGATGACGGGCGTCGAGCAGACACCGGAACAGCAGGAAGCCGCAGCAGCCCAGAACGAGATTGCCATGCAGCAGGTTCAGCTCACGCTGGCGAAGATGCAGGCGGAAGTTCAGAAGCTGCAGTCCGAGGCGGCGATCAACATCGCCAAGGTCCAGGATGTGGCGGACGTCCAACCGCAGCTCAAGATGGCCGATCTGCAGGCGCAGATCGCTATGAAGGAGCAGGAGTTGCAGCTGCGGCGTGAGTTGGCCAACTTGACCAACCAGACTCGCCGCTCGCAGCAGGAGACCGCTGCCGCGACTCGCATCGCTGCCACCGTAATGCAGACCGCTGCAAAGACGCAGACACAAGCCGCATCGCGACCCGCCCCATTGATGCGGCCGATTACCCCGCAATAGGAGATTGATCATGTCCGAGGATAAGAAGGAAGTTACTCTTGATCGTATGCCTGGTTCAGACCCGATTGAGGACGCTCAAAGTCCCTCGATTGATCTGAACTTTGGCCTTGGCGAAGAGCCTAAGGCGGCTGCGCCGGTAGAAGAGCCAGAAGTTGCTGAGGAGACGGTTGCTGAGGCCCCTAAAGTTGAGCTGAAAGCTGAAGAACCGGTCGAAGCGCCTAGCATTCCTGAGCCTGAGGCAGGAATTGCCGCCGAACCGGAGGCAAAAATTGCCCCCGAACCGGAGCAAAAGAAGCCGATGGTGCCGAAGTCACGCCTCGATGAGGTGCTGGCGAAGCAGAAGGCTCTACAAAAGCAGCTTGATGACCTCATGGCTGCAAAAAACGTAGCCGAAAACGCTCCGAGTACCTACGAATTTGCTGCAAAAGAGGTCGAGTACCAGAATTTGGTGCTAGATGGGCAGCATGAGAAGGCCGCAGCCCTCCGTCAGGAGATTCGTCAGGCGGAACGTGCCCAGCTTGAGTACGAACTGACCCAAAAAATGGAGCAGAAGGTCACTCAGAGCCAGCAGATGTCGGCTTTGCAGCAGGCCGCAGCCGAGTTGGAGACGAACTTCCCGGTTTTTGACCGCGCAAGTTCCGACTTCAACGAAAAGTACACCCAGGAAGTCATCGATCTTCGTGACGCGTTCATCGTGAAGGGTGACAACCCGGTTGCTGCGCTGTCAAAGGCGGCTAAATTCGTCATTCGTGAGTACGGTTTGGACCCCGGCGCACCGGCTGAGCCGTCTCTTGGCTCAACACCGACTGCTGCTAAGCCTGCCGTTGATGAAGTAGCCAAAAAGCGCGCTGAAGTGGCCCGTAAGATGAAGGCCGCTGAGGCTCAGCCGCCTGATATGCCGGGCGAAAGCTCTGCTGCACGCGGGGAGAAGGCGTTTGACATCATGTCGCTGAGCGAAGATGAGTTTAACGCGCTTCCAGCAGCTACTTTGAAGCGCTTACGTGGAGACGTTGTCTAATGGCTAACCGTGATCCAAGGCTCGCCAGAGCCGGTGTGTCTGGCTACAACAAACCTAAGCGTACCCCTAGCCATCCGACCAAAAGTCACGTAGTTGTGGCGAAGTCCGGAGACCAAGTGAAGACGATTCGCTTCGGTCAGCAGGGCGTTAGCGGCTCCCCCAAGAAGCAGGGGGAGTCAGCTGCTTACCGTAAGCGTCGCGAGTCGTTCAAAGCTCGTCATGCATCAAATATTTCTAAGGGCAAAATGTCGGCTGCTTACTGGGCTGACAAGGTCAAATGGTAAAGGAGTCTCGCATGAAGAATATGCATCGAATGCCGGATGGCACCATGATGAAAGGTGCTAAACACAAAGGTCCGATGAAGAAGGGAGCCGCCAAGAAGAAGGCCCCTGCTAAGAAGGCCAAAGGATATGGCTACTAAGAAAAGTAGCGTTAACTCCGCCGGTAATTACACTAAGCCGACGATGCGAAAACGACTGTTTGAGAGCATCAAGGCTGGCGGTAAAGGCGGTAAACCAGGACAGTGGAGCGCCAGGAAGGCGCAGATGCTGGCCGTGCAGTACAAAAAAGCAGGTGGAGGCTACAAGTAATGGCTAAGAACTGGATTAGCGGGGCTATTAAAAAGCCCGGTGCGTTGCGAAAGTCACTCGGTGTTAAGAAGGGGGAAAAGATCCCCGCCAAGCAACTTCGCAAAGCAGCCAAAAAGTCCGGCAAGATGGGACAGCGTGCCCGCCTTGCCATGACGCTTCGTAAGATGGGGAAGGACTAACTCATGGGGTTAGCCAAGTCCCAGCGGTCGCTCAAGAAGTGGACCAAGGAAGACTGGGGCACCCGGTCTGGTAAGAACAGCATCCAGGGTAGCAAGGCTACGGGGGAGCGTTATCTCCCCCGAGCCGCGCGTAATGCGTTAAGCCCGCAGGAGTACGCTGCTACTACGCGCAATAAGCGTAAAGCTACGGCTAGCGGGAAGCAGTTCTCTAAGCAGCCTAAGCGGATTGCAAAAAAGACAGCGAAATACAGATAGTAGTTGCGAACTTTTATTCGTGTTGCTAATCTACAACTGAATTCGTCCGCCGGAACGATATCTGGCCGTGTCGCACACGCTAAAAACGTTTGAGATTTCGCCTGCAATGGCGTTAAACGTGCCGAGGTCGCGCCTCGTAAATACGCGCTAAGTCGTGACCCCACGATACGGGGAAACGGGTTAGCCGCTCCATAAAGTCGGCTGTAGAGGCTGGTAATGCAGGTGCATTACTGGATTTTTAAACGCAATATCAAGGAGAAGCCAAATGGCTCTTACTAACTTTGCGGCGCTGACTAGTGAACAACTCACGGCGTGGAGCCGTGATTTCTGGCGCGTCGCTCGCAATATGTCGTTTGTGAACCAGTTCGCTGGTTCGGGTTCTAACGCGATGATCCAGCGGGTCACCGAGCTGACGAAGTCCGACAAGGGCACGAAGGCCGTGATCACGTTGTTGGCCGACATGACCGGTGACGGCGTGACGGGCGACAGCTCGCTTGAGGGCAATGAAGAGGCGCTCCGCGCTTACGACATCACCATCGAGCTCGATCAGCTGCGCTTTGCGAACCGTATCGCTGGTCGCCTCGCTGATCAGAAGTCGGTCGTGAACTTCCGTGAGACGTCCCGTGACGCCCTCGCCTACGCGATGGCCGATCGTATGGACCAGCTCGCGTTCTTGACGCTCGCCGGTGTTGCTTACACGCACAAGACGAACGGTGGTCTCCGCCCGGTGCTGGCCTCTGGTCAGAACCTGTCGAACCTCGAGTTCGCTTCGGATGTGTCGGCCCCGACCGCTGCTCGCCACCTGCGCGTTTCAGGCAACGACATCGTTGCCGGTGACACGACCGCGATTACTTCGGCCGACGTGCTGAAGTATCGTCATGTGGTTGAGTTGAAGGCCTACGCTAAGGACCAGTACGTCCGTGGTGTTCGCGGTGCTGGTAACGACGAGGTGTTCCACCTCTTCGTGACGCCGCAGCAGATGGCGGCCCTTAAGCTCGATTCGGACTTCCTTGCCAACGTGCGTAACGCTGGCATCCGTGGCCCGAGCAACCAGTTGTTCGCTGGTTCGAGCTCGCTGATGGTCGACGGTGTGATGGTCCACGAGTTCCGCCATGTGTTTAACACTGCTGGCGCAACGACTGGTACCTCGGCGAATGCTGGTGCCGCTGGCTACAAGTGGGGTGCTAACGCCAACGTTGTTGGCGGTCGTGCTCTCTTCTGTGGCGCTCAGGCTCTTGCTATGGCCGACATCGGTCTGCCGGAAATCGTCGAAGACACCTTCGATTACCAGAACCAGTCTGGTATCTCGATCGGTAAGATCTTCGGTCTCCGCAAGCCGAAGTACAACAGCGATGTCACTGCCAACGTCCAAGACTTTGGCGTGATCGCGCTCGACACGGCCGTCTAAGCTGTGAGGGGGGCCCTCTCTTCGGAGGGGGCTCCCCGCTCTTTGTACCAGGAGGTTCTGTGAAGGTCATTTCAGACCGAGAAATTCGGGTAGCTACTCTCAGCGGTGCTTGCGTTTTGTTTCTTCCGGGTGTTGAGCGAGAGGTATCTGATGAAATCGGATTACTAGCTCTTCAGCAGGGAGCGAAACAGGTAACAACTGATAAAAAACCCGAACCAGCAGCAGAACCCTCAGGCATAACGATAGATAATGTCCCTTCCGTAGAAGAGTTCGAGGAAGTCCATACGCTGGATGATGTTATTACTGGGATCGAAAAGCTCGTTGAGAGCGGCGACCCAGATGATTTCAAGTCTGACGGAGCGCCAAAGGCAGCCGCATTGAACCGCGTTGTCGGGCGAACAGTCAGCACCGAAGATCGAGAAGCGGCTTGGGAGGCGTTCCTTCATTCGTGAGGTAGACCATGGCTGTCACCGTACAAAGCGTTATTGACCGAGTTCAAAAGACCCTGCAGGACACCACGGGTGTTCGTTGGCCAGTGGTGGATGAACTCGTACTCTGGGTCAATGATGCCCAGCGTGAAATCGCCCTTTTAAAGCCGGACGCTTCGGCTAAGAACACTACTATTACCCTCGTAGCCGGTACCAAGCAGGAGATCCCTAGCGACGGTAATCGACTTCTTCGCGTTGTCCGAAATATGTCCGCCGCTACAAACGGCGTAGGCAAACGAGCTGTCCGTATTGTTTCGCGCGAAGTGCTCGATGCTCAGACTCCAGACTGGCACGATCCGCTCGTAGCCGGTGATGCTTCGCATGCTGCGGTTATCAAACATTACATCTACGACGAGGCAAACCCACGTAACTTTTACGTGTACCCCGGCGTTGCGTCGCCAGCAGCGTCGTACGTAGAGATTATTTATTCGGCTAATCCGACCACGGTTGCCCAGAACGGGAACTTAGATATCCCTGATATCTTTGCAAACGCCGTGATGAACTACGTCCTCTATATGGCGTACATGAAGGACGCTGAGTATGCTGGTAACCAGCAGCGGGCTTCTTCGCACTTCCAGCTGTTTATGTCTTCCATCACCGGTAAGGCGCAGCTAGACGCTATTACTTCGCCTAACTTCGACGCTAGCCGACAAGTAACGTCTGTCCCAGCTGTAGCGGGGTAATAACTCATGGCGCTCTATGAGTCGCTCCTGCCAGAGATCATCCCGATGGTGCCGGGTTGCCCCGACACGCTTATCGAGAACAATATCCGCGCAGCGGTTATTGAGCTTTGCGAAAAAGCAGCTGTGCTGCAAGCCGAATTAGACCCTGTTACCACAATTGCTGGCATCTACGAATATGATCTTGAGCCGCCTACCGATACGGTAGTGCACAAGATCATGTGGGTAGTTCATGACGGCAAAGAGATTGAGCCAATCAGCACTAATCTCTTAGAGCAACGTAAGCAGAACTGGCGTGACGCCGACAATCGTGGAACTCCGGAGTACTTCGTAAAGACCAGTCAGTCACTGTTCTGGATGGTACCGGTACCAAACGAAACTAAAGCGTCTAGTACCATTTTGCGGGTGCAGCTGAAACCCACTCAAACTTCTACCACCGCTGATGACGAGCTGATGTCGGAGTACCGCGACACCATCGTCAACGGTGCTCTGTTTCGTTTATTGCGTTTGCCTAGCAAAGACTGGACTGACTTTGCTGGGGCACAGGTGTACGGGTCTTTGTTTGCTGAGGGCATAGCCCAAGCAGACAGACGCGCACGAAACGCTGATGCGGGAATTGCTAGGAAGGTAGCGTATGGCGGCATTCACTCCTCTTTCTCACGTCGTAGGAACCGGTACGGTAGCGGCGGTTGAGCCGATCGTATCTGACATACGTAGGGAGTGGGATTGGGTTAAACCAGGTGTAGAAGAGATCCTTCGTAACGCGAAGACTTTGACATACCGGGCCGAAGATGTGTACGCGGCGTGTGTAAATGGACAAGCCGTGTTGTGGGTTACAAGTGAAGGGTTCGTAGTCTCTACAACAGAGGTCGATAACTTCACCGGAAAGAAGACAATGTTTCTTTGGCTCGCGTGGGCCAAGGAGAAGGGGAATAGTTTGGTATCTAGGTACCAGTCGTTCTTCGAGCGCGTTGCCAGAGAAGCGGGGTATAGCTACTTAGAGACAAGATCCCCGTTTTTAGGTCTGATGTCGCACTTGGAAACGAACGGGTGGACTGTAGATACAGTTGTATATACGAGGGCACTATGAGCAGCAAACCGAAGGCAGCAGACTATAAGCCAAGTGAAGCTGAAAAAGCTTCCGCCTCAGTTGCTATGGCGGAGTACGAGTACTTCAAACAGAAGTACGATCCGTTGCTGCAGGAGATGCGCGATAAATCGCTAACCGAAGACGTACAGTCCAGTCTTCGTGGCCGTGCTAACGCAGACGTTATGCAGGCAATCTCTACGCCTAGCCTTCAACAAGCCACTAGCAGCACTGCTGCTAGCGATATGGCGCAAGCACTGACTAGCCAACTTAACACCGCTAACGTTTCGGCCAAGCAAGTTCAGAATACTATGCAGACAGGCGTACTCGGCACTGCTCGCGGGCAAGCTGCTGACGCTCAATCCGGCATGGCTCAAGCTAGTCGGCTAGCTACGTCCTCTGCACTGGAACGCGCTCGCGCCAATCAGCAGGTAGCTCAAGCTAAGCAAACTGCTGCTGCCCAGATAGCATCGACCGCTATTGCTCAGGCTGGCGAAAACATCGCTAGCGGCGGTAAATGGTACGCTCCAAAAGACGCTAAAACCGGCCAGTTAGTTACCGGCGTTGGCGATCGGTTACGCTACAGTACGTACGGAAGCACTACGTATGGGCAACAAAACCAACCTCAGTCGTTAGGTGGTACGCCATTATTCGTACCTACTTCTCCGCTTGGGTTTTATTCTCCTACCGGAGGAGCTTCTGCTTTTAATGCAGCCACCCCAACTGTTAAAAAGTCTGATCTTGTTTCTACACCAGTAGTCGGCATGTTTGCTCCGCGAGGCTAAGAAATGATATCCACTTTGTCTCCTGAAGTTATGGAAGCTTTGCGGCAGCAACAAGCCGTATCTGGCGGCGGCGGATCTACTTACGTCTCGCTCCCAAACGTATCAGACCCGGAACAAGCGTACGCTAACCTCACGCGTCAAGAGTACCTTGACTACGTAAAGAACTACCGTGGGTTTGAAGAAGAGCTTATTAATAAAGCGCGTACCGATAAAACTCTTATAGAGCAAGCCCGAAAAGACGTGGGAGCCGCTTCTGCGCTTACGCAAGGCGTAGCGTCTCGCAATGCTCAGCGTTACGGAGTTGCTCTAACGCCAGCGCAAATCCAGCAGCAGGAACTCCGTTTGCAGCGTGCTAATACGCTCGGCGGTATTCAGTCAGTTAATGACGCTAAAATTGCTCAACGTGAAGCTAACACGGCCTTGCTTGCTGACCTAATTAACATTGGCCAGGGCGTAAATCGCGCTTCGCAGCAGCAACTTGGTTCAGCAGCAGCGGACGCTACAGCTCGCAAAAATGCTTACACACAGGCAAAAGCAGCGTCTAAAGCCAATACTTATTCAACTATCGGTTCGCTCGCTTCAGCAGCGATCCTTGCGTTTGCATTCTGAGGTAAGCCATGGCTGACAATATTGGTAGCGCAATCCTGGCTGGTATCCAAGGTGTGCAACAAAACGCACGCCAGCGGCAAGCTATGCTTTTGCAAGAACAAGAGCTAGATCTGGCGCGTCAGCGTTCAGCTCGAGAAGATGAACAGCTAAAGATTCAGCAAGAGCAGCTTGGCATCAACAAAGATGTAAATGCTAGAGCGCAACAGCAGCAGACTGAGTTGCTGCGTACAAACGCAAAGACTCGTCTAACGGAAGATTCCGACCGCGTGTTTGGCAGAGCGCAGAGCCTTGGCATCATCAAGCGCGATGGGAGCATCGACCGTGAGGCTTTGGCCAAAGGTATTAAGAGCGGCGACCGTCAGTACATCGGCGTTGTCGCAGACATCCTGAACGTTAACAAAGCAGAAGAGAATTTAAACCGTGGGAAGTTTGACCCTACAGACTTCCGATTTACTGGGGTAGATCCAGAAGCCTTGAAGCAAGGCAGACTAATTGCTACCGGGCAATATAGCGACGGTCGCCAGGGAGTGTTTACTGCACAGGGCGGATCTGAGCCAAACGAGAATGTGATTAATACGTCTGTCGACGAAGGCGTTGATCTTGCTATTGAAGCGCTTCAGATGCGCGTTATTCCTAATTCAAATATGGGCGCCACAAGCGCCGAGTCTCGTTTGAATGTTGGAAGAAACGTTGGCGGAACTATTGCCGACGCGTTTAGCAACGTGTCTCCGGTGTACGCGCGTCGAAGCGGCGCACGTACAGTGCTTAATGCCGTAGACGCCAGCGGGCTACCAGTAGAAGCAAGCCGCACGGTTATTGCGCAGCTTGCTGCTATTAAAGACCCTAAGCAGAAGCAGGAGTTTCTTTGGAACTTGTCCAGAGAACTCGGCGTAGAAGCAGAAGTTAAAACGCAAGGCGGTCTTTCTTCGTCAAGGTTGGGAGAAGACCGAGAAAGATTGCTGCCAGGCACTGGCGGAACACCCATTACTGTACCAGTAACTATAAAGGCAAGCGATAAGGTTCGTGGTCTAGATATTCAGTTGAGTAAAAAACGCGCTGAAGCAGACAAACTGCCAGTTGATTCCCCAGCAAGGGAACGTCTTGAATTGGAAATTACGGATCTTAACACCCAACGCGGCGAGTTTATCCGTGGTGAAAACGAACGCGTTTGGACTGGTTTTGAAACAGAAAGCAAACGCATTAAAGAAGCCTCTGCTCGTCCAAATGCTACCGCAGAGACAAAGAGCTTTTGGTCTAAAAAGCAGCAAGACCTGGACGCAAAGAAACAAGCATTCATTAAGGCAGGCGGCTACACGCCTGTTATGCGTACCACTGACTATGCTGCGTTAGAACAAAATGTGCTGTCTAAAATTAAGCAGCTGTCGCCCGGCGAAATTGCTACGGCGGTTCAGAATGGGCAGCTTAAGTTCTCTGAGACAGACGTACGTGCCATGCGCGCAAGACTTTCTGAGTCTGGAGCTGGCTCGGTTAACGCGGTTGCAAAGGCGCACCCAAAAGAAGAGATCATTGGGTCATTTGCTATTGCTTATGCGCAGTCTACTAACCCAGCGCAGCAACAAAGTCTTCTTACTATGATTGCCAACACCGCTGAAACTGGTAGTCCGTTCTTGAGTGACGCAGCCCGTCGCGAAATGGACCTACAAGAACAGCGTATGGCAGTTGATCTTGAGACAGCTCGCCTTCGTGCGAGTACGTCTGCTAACGAAGTTAAGCTTGCGAATATACAGGCTTTAGACAGAACACTTGTTGAGAGCGGCAACAATCTCAATCGTACAGAAGATGGTAAGCCAGTAAAAACAACTCTAGATGATGCTCGTAGATGGGCTATTGCATCTCAGCCTAGAAACCAATTTGTTATAGGACAAATGGCCCGACTAGATCCTGTTGCTGCCCAGCAAGCCTATAAAGTGCATATTGGGCAGGCTTCACAGGCAGCTGCTACCATATTTGACGAGATGCCTAGCGGCGGTTTTTTAGGCCCGGCTAAAGACGTCCTTTATTCTTGGTTTGGCGATAAGCCTACAGTTGATACTATGGCGCAGCGTTTAGAAAACGTACGAGTTGTTAAAGAAAAAGGAAGCGACGGAGTAGAACGCGTAAAGTCGCTATACCTCGTTAATAGAAGTACTGGCCGACAACAGGGTAAAGAGCTGACAGCCTCTCAGATCCAGAACATGGATGGCGGTCCAGAGTTGTTTGCGATCCTTTCAACAGCCGGTGTGATCAACGATAACATAGCTTCATCTCGTGCCGCCGCTAACGCTAAGCAGTAACTAAACGCATGGCCGAAAGAACACTAGTCCTTCCGGAGCAAGAGGATCAGTTCACGTCTTTTTTACGGGACGTGTACTCATCTACTCCAGAGGAAGATGCGCAGTTCCAAAGATTTGCTGCTGGGGAGAACGCTCCGCAGCTACCAACTGCGCCTGGCAACTTGCAAGAAGTATTTAGCGCCGGTATTGAGTCCGGTGTTCAAGGACTAACAGCAGATCTTGAATACTTTAAAGCGCTTGGCAACACCCTTATGGGGGACGAACAAGCCGCTGCTTTAAATATCCAAGAGGCTCGACTCCGTGAGGAGTTTGCTGCAGCGCCAGTACAAGGTCTCGATACGTTTGAACAGTTCTTAGACCAGCCTACATTCGGCGGGTTTATTGAACAGGCAACCAAAAGTTTTGGCCAGGTTCTGCCATCAGCCGCGCTATCTATAGCGGGTGCCGGTACCGGTGCTATTACAGCCGCCGTCGGCCGTGGCGTACTTAATCAGGTCAACAAGCAGGTTGCCAAGCGAATCATAAAAGACTCCGTTGAGCGTACTGCCAACGGCGTTGCTGATCCTGTCGAACAACAAATTGCAGAGCTGGCTTATGGTTCTCTCCGCACGGCCGCTAAGCGTGGCGCTATAGGTGGTGCATTCGCTGCCGAATATGCGCCTATGTCGGGTAGCAATTTGTCCGAGGCTCTCGAAGCCGGACAGCCACTTGACCAGGCCAACGCGCTACGGGCCGCTGCTATCGGCATTCCGCAAGCAGCAATCGGCGTCGGTAGTGAGTACGCATTACTTAAGCTGATCGGCGAGCAAGCCACTAAGCGTGCCGCTGTTGAAGGCGGCGTATTTGCAAACTTTGCGAAGCGGTTAGGCACCGGTGCGCTCCAAGGCGGTGCTATCGAAGCCACCACTGAAGTAGCTCAAGAAGGCATTAGCGTCCTAAACCGCGCTGACCTAGACCCGCTATTTACTGCAGAAGACGCCAAGATGCGTCTCGCAGAAGCTGCGTTTGCTGGTTTCTTTGGCGGTGCTGCTCCTGGCGGTGCTGGTGGCGCTATAGGCGGAACGCTAGACGCTGTGTCGTCTATGAAGCCTGGCCAAGGAGTGCTTACTAATGTAGGCAACATTGTAGAAAAGGCTAAAGGCTTCCTAGAAACAGCTCGTGGTCAACGCGTTGATCAGCAAATCAACAACGAGCAGTTTGGCGATGTGGCGGCTGGCTTAACAACACCCGAGTCTGAAGGCGACATTGACGCTCAGCTCCGTGCGATGGTTGATCCGTCTAGCGGCAAAAAAGCCGTGTGGATTGCTGGTGCCGCTCCAAAATTTAACGCTCCGCAAAACCGGGTTAAGACGGCTAGCATTAACGGGACACTGGCATATTCAGCGTTCGTCCCTGGCCGAGGTACAATCGTATCTACGAACGAGGATGTGGTTCGCGAAGTTATCGCAGCCGGTGCATCAGACAAGGCCTTGCAAATCGCCCTCGGTTACAGCGCCGTCAAAGACTATTCTGCCCCTGGTGACATTGTTGTTCAGGCACTCGACCGTAACGGTCGGGTCATCTCTGAAGAAGTCACGTCGCCAGAGGGGGTAAGTGCTGCTTTCGAAGCCGCTCGTAATCTGATGCCCGAAGGTGGCAGCATCCAACAGACTACTGTAGAAAAGGCGCTCGAAGATCGTAAGCGCCGCTTTGAGTCAGAGCAGCGAGTCGAGGTTCGTGACATTGACTTGTCTGACGAACAGACCGACGAGACAGACGCTGACCAGGTAGAGATGTTCGGCCAAGGCGTGCAAGCCGTAGAGGGGCAACGCACAGTTGTTCGAGCGTATGGTCGTAAGACTGACCCGAACCGAGTGTTTGATAACACACAGTCCGCCCGTGCCTCTTACGACACGGTGTTCGGTGAGACTAACTGGGCTGACCCGCGTTTCGCGTCTATGACCGAAGCGATGCTTAACGCTGCTGTAAATGAGCAGCGCAGTAACCCAGACTCAGCGGTATCTATTGAAGACACGCCAGATGGTGGGTATCAAATCGTTCGCGATGATTTTGGCGATCTGTTCCGCTCAATTGATACGGCTGGCAACGAAGTACGTCTAAATCTCCCTGAGTTTTTACGTTCTGCCATACAGAGAGCACGCCGAAGCAAGTACGCTCAGAACTCTCGCGTTACTATTGTTGGCCCAGACGGAAAAAAGTCAGCCGTAAACCTTGTTGACCTTACTGCGGCTGGGCAGCGCTTACTAGAAGGCCGTGAAGGATCTGGGTTTCAGTTGCGCCAAGACCCACGTACCGGCGCTACATACGTATCTCCAGAAGCAGCCGCCAGGGCTGGTTTGCTTGAAGTCTTGGGCGATTTGGCTGTTGAAGGGTACGATGTACAGATCGATGGGCAGTCGCTTTTCCCTGGCTTCCAGCTGACGCCTGACCGTAATCAGGCTGCTGCTGGCCGTATCCCTGCTCGATTAGGCAACGTAACTGCGGCAGTTATTGGCGGCCGTCAGCGATCTTTGAACGATCTTCTGAACCCCGTCCAAGAGTCGGTGATGACGGCAGAAGAGCGCCAAGCTGCGCTTGCTGCTGAACCGCTCGGCCCGCCAAGAGATGATGTTTCAGACGGCCGTACCGAAACAGAACGTATGATCGAGTCGAGCGTTACGGGCGGTGAGCTCCTAACGCCGATGAACATCGACACGCCGCGCTCAGCTATTGATCTGCGCGCTGGTCGTGCTCCTACTACTGTAAGCCCGTTGGCCGAAAGACGCTCGGCGCAAGAGCGTATCTCTAACGCCATCAACAGCATGGTCGGCGATATTGTTCGCGACCTGTTTGACTCGCTCAAGTTTGCCGACCCGCCGCATATTTTTACGTTCGCTGAACTCATAGCTATGTCGGATGACCAGCTATTGCAGCTGTTTGGCGGCGCGTTGAATCCAGTACGCGAAGCAATCGCTAGCATGCAGAATAGCTCCACAAAGATGGGCATGCATATTTCTGGACAGTTTGGAAAGATAATTATCCTTCGAGAGTCCGGCAACGTACTGCAAGACGCTCTTGTTATTGCGCACGAAATTGGCCACAGCCTCTACAAAGAGGAGCGGAATAAAGCGCTTGAGAACTCCGCTATTCGTAAGCGGCTGTTTAGAGCCTATCAGTCATCCCCATCGTTCAAAGACCTAAAGGACAAGTACGGGTTTGATCTCGGCTTTGAAGAGTGGTTCTCTGACCAGGTGGCTTTGTGGGCTAACAAGCGGTACAGAAGCCGTCAGAAGGCTGATAGTCTCGTTAAGAAGTTCTTCAAGGACTTTGCGGCTCGCCTTGAGTCGCTCTGGAAGCAGACATCGGAGTCTTTCCGTAAACGGTTTGGCGGACGACTTGGAGCCGTCAACGAAGACTTCGAGACGTTCATGGACGCTGTCCTTGAGTCCAGAAAGTCACAAGTAAAGGAAAACGGCTTATCCTTTACTGAGCGAGCATTCGTATACGAGCTTAACGACCTTAATATTGCCAACGGCGGCGCAGCCCGAGCGGCGCACTGGCAGTCGAAGATCTCGCAGCTTAAGAAGAGCCCATACGTTAAACCTATCCTTCGGCTTGTATCGACGGCCGATGGCATCCTGCGTATGTACGCCGGTAACGAAATAGCGGATATGTTTTACGTACGGGCCCAAGATCCGACCGGCAAAGGCCGTCTTGGTTTTGTACCGCAGTCGGCGCGTACGTTTGACTTGTATAAGAACCGACTTGATACGGAGTTAGGGTCATTTGATGATCCGGCTCTGGACGCAGAGTTCGATAAGGCAGCGTCAGACACGCCGACCGCACAGTTGACCGGTAAGGCGCTGGCCATCCGCCAGTTCCTTGAGGACTTCTACTCAGAATACGTCAGCCCATCGAAGACTAAGATCGGCTTCCAGCGCGACTACTTTCCGCGTCTGCTTGATCTTGTGGCTATCTCAAATGACCCGCAAGCATTTGTCGATTTGATTCTGCAGGCCGACCCAAGTGCAAACCGCGCAAAAATAACTAGCAGAGTTCAGAAGCTCGTAGACCTTCAGCAGGCGGTAACTAACGGCGCCGACGTAGAAGGCAACCCGTTGGACCCGGCCGCTAGCGTTAACGAGGCGCTTGAGTTAACGAAGAACTTAACTCGCCAGCAGCTTCGAGATAACGGCTTTTTGCTCCCGCCAAAGCAGGCGTTTTCTGAGTACGTCCGCAAGGTAATCAAGCGCGTCGAGTTCGACCGCGCTACCAAAGATGACCAGGGTAACGATCGCCTCAAGCCGCTGCTGGATGCTCTTGCACCAGAGGATCGCGAGCAGGCGCTGCAGGTTATCAACACCTACATGGGTTATCGCGCTCCGCTCAGTCCGTTCTGGCGAAAGCTGAACAGCTGGGGGCAGTTCATTCAGTTCGTGACTATCCTGCCGTTTGCTGCAATCTCGTCTGTGACAGACCTGGCTGGTCCGGTTATCGCGTCAAAAGAGTTTGGCGACCTGACGACTGGCATGAAAGAGGTAGTAGCGACTATCAAAAACCGCGAAGAGGCCAAACAGTTGGCTCGCGACATCGGTGTCGTTACGCCAGAAGCCGTGGCTAACGCGTGGATCACTGATGCGGACGCCGACTATATGGATCCGACCGCTCGTAAGTGGTCTGACCACTGGTTCTCGTTGACTGGTTTGAACTGGTTCACTCGGTTCACTCGTGAGTTTGCTACCGGCATGGGCGTGCAGTTCATTACGAAACACGCACGTAATGAGTTCAATAACCCGCGATCGGATCGGTACCTCGAAGAGCTTGGTCTGACCCGAGCCGATGTAACGAGCTGGCTCAACAGTGGGCGCAAGCTTTCGACGCCAGAAGGTAAGAAGGTTACTCAGGCGCTGCAGCGATTCGTTGAATCTTCGACGCTGCGTCCTAATGCTGCAGAGCGACCGGTGTGGGCGTCTGATCCGCACTTCGCTTTGATATGGCAGCTGAAAGGTTACTTTTACTCCTACGGTAAGGTCATCCTAGGCGGTATGTTCTCGGAGGCTGAAACCAGACTTCGTGAGCAGAATATTGGAACCCCGTGGCAGCGTGTTGGGTCCGCAGCCGGGCTGCTCGCGCTTACTGCGGTAGCGACTATGCCGCTGGCAATGCTTGGTATGGAACTTCGCGAGTACGCAAAGTTTGGCCTGGCAGCGTTCTTACCGTTCGTTGAGGCCGACCAGAAGTACTTCCGGACCGACCGTATGGACTGGTCTGAGTATCTCGGAACGGCCTTTGAGCGGTCAAACTTTAGCGGGCCATTTGGGCTAGCTACAGGGGCTTCAAATGCTGCTAACTTTGGCGACAGCCCACTGTTTACGCTTCTTGGACCCACGACAGAGACTATCGATACCGCTATGACTAATGGCTGGCGGATAGACCGGACGTTGAAAGACCGGCTGCTGCCAATTTATAACCAGCTGTAAGGGGTACCTATGGAACTCTTTGAAATCTTTACTCGCGCATGGCCAGTTATTCTGGCGATGATCACCCTTATCATCGTGCTGTCTAAGCTGGATCTGCGGGTCGCGGTATTAGAGGATAAGATCAAGACCTTGTTTGATCTGCTTAACAAGAGGAACGAAAAATGATGACTATGATTAGTACCTTCCTGTCATTTTTGGCAGGCGGTCTTCCTAAGATTTTGCAGATTTTTCAAGATCGACAGGACAAGAAACACGAGTTGGCCTTGGTTGCCGCGCAGAAGGAGCGTGAGTTGGCTTTGGCCGAGAAGGGCTTTCTTGCTCAGGCTCGGGTTGAAGAGATCAAACTGGAGCAAATCCAAACTCAAACGGCAGGCGAAGAGCGCCAATCCCTGTATCAGCACGACATCGAGATCGGCAAAGGTGCATCCCAGTGGATGATTAACCTCCGGGCCTCCGTTCGCCCGGTCGTCACCTACATCTTCGTGTTGGAGCTTGTCGCCCTTAACATTACGGGCATCTGGTACGCCTGGAACCAAGGCGTACCGTTCGCCGTGGCTATGGAGAACGTGTTTGGTGATGACGAGATGTTGATCCTCAGCAGCATAATCGCCTTCTGGTTTGGCACTCAGGCGTTCAACAAGAAGTGAAAGTCTCCCCCGCCGCCATCCAGATGATCAAGCACCACGAAGGGGTGCGGACTAAGCCTTACCGCTGTCCTGCCCTTTTGTGGACGGTCGGCGTGGGCCACGTAATTGACCCAACCCACACGAGGATAAAGTATGAGGAGCGGCGTAATATATCGGTACCCCCTGGCTGGGACAGAGTCCTCTCCGTGGGAGAAGTTGACGCTCTTCTTGCTGAAGACCTTGGCCGTTTTGAGCGTGGTGTACTTAGACTGTGTCCTGCTGCTGCTGGCCGTCAGGGAGTTTTCGATTCTCTCGTCAGTTTTGCCTTCAACGTGGGCCTCGGCAATCTCCAGCGTTCTTCCCTTCGGATGAAGACCAACCGGGGCGAGTTTGAGGAAGCGGCTGATGAGTTCCTGAAGTGGACTAAGGCCGGTGGCCGGGTACTTCCTGGCCTGGTCAAACGGCGTATGGACGAGCGTTCCTTGTACTTGTCCGGCGTGCATTGTACAAACGATCCTGCTAATATCCGGTAGGGGATCTCTACCTCCACACGAAGGGTTTAAGATGGCAGAGAAAATTAAACTCGTTCAAGGGGACACCCGCCCTCAGGTGCGCCTCACGCTTACCGACGAAAATACGGGTCAGGTCATAGACCTAACGGGTGCTACCGTTACCCTACACTTTCGCTCTGTCGGCGCTACTACTTCGTTGTTTTCACGGCAAGGCGTAGTTATTGACGCCCCAAACGGCATCGCTGTCGTTTCCTGGCAAGCCGGTGACCTTAACGTCCCGGCTGGTGAGTACGAGGGGGAGATCGAGGTCTACTGGTCCGCGACCAACGCGCGCCAGACAGTTTACGACTTGTTGAAGTTTAAAGTCCGTGAGGACATCGCGTGAAACTGACTGCCGCTTGGACAGTCATAAAGAGCGCCATATCTTCCCAGGCGCTCTCTGCATCGGTTTCCGCCGTGCAGTTAGCCGCAGCTACTCAGGCAGCGGTCATTACGCTAGTCTATGAGCTGGGGCTGTTTTTACTCCTTGTCGATCGGGAAGACGGAGTTTCCGTAGACGAAAACCTGCAGCGTTCTTTTTCGAAGCGTTTAACTGACGCATTTAGGGCAGTCGATGCCCATGCTTTAGGTTTCCAGAAATCGGCCCAAGATGCAGTCGCCTTAACAGATGCCGAAACGCTGGCTATCTTTAAGAACAACTCAGACCTACTTCAACTTGTAGACATCCGAGCCGTAGCAGTGGCAAAGGCGCTGGCAGACGGCGCCTTGACGCAAGACAAATTGGTCAATGCGGTCTACAAGGCTCTCGTTGATCTTGCCGCTGTTATAGACAATAAGTCGCTCGCTACCGGCAAGGTGGTCGGAGACGCGCTAGCCATTGCCGATGAAGCGTTTGCCTCGGTCTCCAAATCGCTGACTGACACAGCAGTTCTGTCGGACTTGCATCAGTTCTCTGCCCAAAAGAGCCTCTCCGATGTCGTCGGAGTAACCGATGACATCGACGGTGCTTTGACTATTGAAGACGACCAAGAGGTCAACTTCTTTAAGTTTACTAGCAACGTTGCTGCAGCTACTGACAACTTTGTTCGTCAGGTTGACTACGTACGCCAGTTTGACGACGCCGGGTTTGTCGCTGACCAGAGTGTTCTGGCCAGCAATAAAGCCCTCGCCAATGATGCGGAACTGACTGACGCAGCAGCACGCGTGTTTGACAAAGGCCTCTTTGAGTTCCCGTCCGTTGCTGATGCGTTCGTAAGCTCGGTACAGAAGGCCGTCGATGATCTCATCCGTGCTACTGCTGAGGATCAGCACGAACTGCAGATCAACAAGATTGTAGCCCACGTTGCAACAGTCACGGATACTATCCTACTTGCGCTGACGTCGATACGTAACGCTGCTGACTCCGGTATTTTGTCTGACGTAGATGTCTTGGAGATATCTAAGGCGCTTAACGAAGCATTGTCAGTTGCTGACACAGCTGTAGTATCGTTGTCGAAGCCTTTATTTGACAGCGTTGATCTGTTTGACCTGGTATCACAAGAACTGTCTAAGCCTCGCGCAGACAGTTCGTTGGTATCAGACGATTCTGTCTTGGCTTTGTTTAAGGGGCTAGCAGACGAAACTCAGATCTCTGATCAGTTTGTCTTGATTGCTACATACCTACGTAGCATTGATGATTCCTCTGTAGCAGTTGACCAGTTGGTACGCTTGCTATCAAAAGTCCTGTCTGACTCAACCACTGTCTCGGATTCGCCGTTCAAGCAACCGAACTTAGGTAAGTCGGATTCTGTGTCAGTAGGAAGTTCGGGAACGCTACTGATGCAAGGGTACTGCGATATTACGTATTTCGCAGAAGACTTTGTCGGTAGTTCTCGGTCATTTACTTAGTGAGGTCTTTTTAGATGAATACGCTCGAAAGTTTGAAGGTGAAGGGTCGCCTGAACATTGTTCTGCGCGACAAAGACGGTAACGTCAAGGACGAGCGCGAGGTCGATAATCTCGTCGTCAGCTCGGGCTTGGCTTACATCATTAGCCGTATGGTCGGCACGTCGAAGGCTGTCATGTCTCATATGGGTCTCGGCTCTGGTACCACGGCTGCTGCCGCTGGTCAGACCGATCTCGTGAGCGTGCTTGGCTCACGTGAGGCTCTTGATTCCAGCACGATCGCTGGCACGGACAACGAAAAGGTTGTTTACGTTGCCTCGTTTGAGCCGGGTGACGCGACTGGTGCTGTGACCGAAGCGGGCATTTTCAATGCCTCGACGGCTGGTGACATGCTCTGCCGCACCGTGTTTCCGGTTGTGAACAAGGGCGCAGATGACGCATTGTCCGTTACTTGGACGATCACGTTGTCAGCGGTCTAACAGAGACCGTAAATGTCAACGGTAACTCTTAGAAACGTAAAGGGATCGCCGCTGACTAATGCGGAGGTTGATGCTAACTTTTCGAACTTGAATAGCGACAAGTCGGAAAAAGCAGCCAACCTCAGCGACCTCACTAGCGCGAGTACCGCCCGGAGCAATCTGGGCGTGTACTCAAGCGCTGAGGTAGACAGCAAAGCGATTGCTATGGCTATCGCTCTGGGGTAACACATGGCTTTTAAATCGATCGCATTGCCGAACATCGGCACATCAGGATCGCCTTCGACTGTTACTACTACCGTACAGGCTGGGGAAACCCAGACCCTTATTGGGTTAGCTTTTGCCAACGCAAGCGGTACAAACGTGACTATTTCGGCGAAACTGAACAAGAGTGGCGGCGCTTCTGCGTTCTTAATTAAGGACGCACTGGTTCTTCCAGGCGGAGCGTTGGCGGTGGTAGGCGGCGATCAAAAAGTGGTGCTCGAAACGGGCGACACAATTACTGCGTACGCAAGTGCTAGTAATTCAGTCGACGCTACTCTGTCTTACCTCGTCTGAGGATTGAGCAATGGGCTATATTGGTAACGCTCCGTTTGGCGGACAAATCACTGGTGACAACGTCCTTGACGGGTCAGTTGGCACAGCTGATATAACCAATGGAGCAGTTACGGCTGCCAAACTTAGTTCTACTGCTATTACTGATAAGCTTGGATTCACGCCGTACAATTCCGCTAACCCTAGTGGGTACATAACTAGTTCTGCGCTCTCTCCGTACTTAACGATTGCTAGCGCAGCTAGTACGTATCAGACTATCCTTACCTACTCTGACGTTACTACAGCTCTCGGATTTACTCCGTATAACAGCACAAACCCTAGCGGGTATATATCCGGCAACCAGACGATTACCGTCTCCGGTGACGCCAGCGGTAGCGGTACTACTGCAATCTCTCTTACGCTGGCTAACAGCGGCGTTAGTGCTGGCACCTACGGTAACGCAACAAACATTCCTCAGATCGCGGTTGACGCTAAAGGTAGACTTACTTCTGTTAGTAACGTTGCTGTTAGCATCCCGTCCGGGTCTTTGACGTTTACCGGTGATGTAACTGGAACCGGATCGACTGGATCCAGCACGGCATTGACGTTAGCCAACAGCGGCGTGTCTGCCGGTACGTACACAAAAGTCACTGTTGATGCGAAAGGCCGCGTTACTACCGGAGCATCGCTAGCCTCGGGCGACCTGCCTACCTACACCGGCACGATCACCTCAAGCCAGGTGACGACCGCGCTCGGGTACACGCCTCCGCAGCCAACCGGTACTGGTGCAAGCGGAACGTGGGGCATCTCGATCAGCGGCAACGCTGCTACGGCAACCACGGCTTCCAACGTAAACAACGGCACGTTGACAATGAACGTGTCGGGTACGGGGTTGTCTGGTTCTCAGACTTTTACGGCTAACCAGTCGAGCAACGCAACGTTCACAATAACGTCGAACGCAACAAGTGCAAATACAGCAAACGCTATTGTCGCGCGTGATGCTAATGGTGCTTTTGTTGCTCAAGACATTACCGCCACTCGTAGTAACGGCACCGGCGTTATTTTCTTTGGTAATACTGGAACGCGATACCTTTTCTGGGATGGGACTAACTACGCCATGCCCGGTGCCAATCTTTTTGTTAACGGTTCTCAGGCCGTCACAAATAACGGTGGTACGTGGGGCATCAATATCTCCGGCACGGCCGCGTACGCAACCAACACTACGCAGGGTTTTGCTAGTAACTGGAACACCGACTTCGCCAACACGCCTGCTGGGAGCACAAGGCTTTCTGGCGACACACCTACTGGTAGCTCAACAGGTGGCCCCGGTGGAGTGTGGTGGTTCCAGCAAAACATGCGTCATACCAACGCATCAAACGTCTGGGGCGTTCAGGTCGCGTGGGGGTGGGAAGACAATGCTAACGTTCTTCGCACTCGCAACGTACAAGGCGGCAATTACGGTGCGTGGGTCACGTACCTTAATAGCGCTAATTACACTTCTTATGTAACGGGTAGCAAATTGCAGTCACAGACATTTACAGGTTCGGGCACCTTTACTGTCCCGACAGGCGTTACATCCGTTTGGGTCACCATGGTTGGTGGCGGCTCAGGCGGAGGCGCAAGCGCATACGGCAACGGTGCTGGCGGCGGCGGTGCTGGCGCATATATGATCAAAAGGGCCGTTAATGTTACGCCGGGATCAGGAGTTGCTGTCACTATCGGTGGAGGGGGTGCTGGTCACCCTCCTGACTCTCAAGGTAACGGGTCTCCTGGCGGTGCTACTTCGTTTGGCTCAATTAGCTGCTCTGGCGCGCTTGGTGGCGGTGGTATTGGCCAACAGCAAAATTCACAGGCAGGCGCTGGTGGAGCGGTTGGTGGCGCAAGGCAATACACTTTCGCAGCGGGTAGCCTTGGCGGGCTAGTGGGTAGAAACGTAACGGGTGGCGTCAATTGGGGCGGCGGTGCAGGCGGCCTGTATGGTAACGGCGGTAACGCTAGCGACGCTTACGGTGAGAGCGCGGTTGGAAACTCCGGCGGCGGTGGCGGTGCTGGTGGTTATGGCGGCGGCGGTAACGGTGGATCGGGAATGGTTATCGTCGAGTGGTTAGCATAAGGAGTATAAGACGTGGCACATTTTGCACAGCTTGATGAAGACAACGTGGTAATCAAAGTCGTAGTGATTGGCAACGAAGATATATGCGACGAAGACGGAAACGAGGTTGAAAGTATTGGCGTCGCCTTTTGCCAAAGTTTATTTGGCGAGGGCAATTGGGTGCAGACCTCGTATAACGGAACGTTTCGTAAACGATATGCTGGCGTAGGTTATACCTATGACGCTGACTACGACGCGTTTATCCCACCGAAGCCATTTGCTTCTTGGGTTTTTGATGAAGTCAAACTGAACTGGGCACCACCGGTGCCATTTCCGTCTGACGGTGGACGCTACGATTGGGACGAAGCATCAGGCTCTTGGGAAGCCATTGCTGGTTCAAACGGTTAATAGGTGCTAAATGGAAACGTATTCTTTTGTTCTTACTGAGCAGGACGCCAACATTATTATTGGCGCGTTGGCAAAACAACCGTTTGAGGTGGTTGTGAACCTGATACAGAAACTTCAAACGCAAGCTGAGAAGCAAAGAAACGCTAAGGAAATGATGGAGGTAGCGGCAGGAGCGGCTTCCACCGAACTTCCTAGCCCAGCCAAATAAAATCAGAGCAGCAAAAGCTGCTCTTGAGGTAACGCATGGCATACATCGGCAACGCACCAGGGTTCTCAACGCAGCGCATCGTGACTACGTTCACGGCGACTGCTGGTCAGACCTCGTTCTCGCCCACCGGCGGGTACATACTTAATTACGTCGATGTGTACTACAACGGCGTTAAGTTGGTAGCGGGTGACGATTTCACTGCTACCGACATGAGCGCGGTTGTATTAACCATTCCTGCTTCTGCTGGTGACATGGTTGAAGTTGTCTCGTATGTACCGAGAGGCTTAACTGACGGTTACACCAAGGTTGAAGCCGACGCTCGCTACGAACCAATTGATAGCGCGTATACAAAAGCTGAAGCTGATGCCCGTTACGAACCAATCGATAGCGCCTACACGAAAGCAGAATCTGACGCTCGTTACGAGCCTTTAGACAGCGCGTATACAAAAGCTGAGTCTGATGCGAAGTACGCGCTGTTAGGTGCGAACACTGACATTACTTCGCTAAATCCTGACTACATAACGTTTGACCAGACGGCAGTCGTCACCGACGCTGTTGGCCGCTTGACATGGGATTCTGCGACCGGCTCTTTGCGCATGCCGATGCTCGGCGGTAATGCCGTTGCGTCTCTCGGTCAAACAATGCATGCGTATGTAACTAACGCCGAGTCGTTTACAATCAATAAAGGGCAGCCTGTATATCTACACTCTGCTCAAGGCGATCGAGCGACGGTAAAGCTGGCGTTTAATACTTCTGATGCAACATCGGCAAAGACTTTTGGTCTTGCCGCTGAAAACATAGGCGCGAATCAGACAGGCTACGTTATTTGCCAAGGCGTACTAAGTAATATAGATACATCCGCTTACACTGGCGGAGCAACTCTTTACCTTGGAAGCACTGCTGGGTCGCTAACAACGACTAAGCCAGTAGCGCCAAACCACTTGGTTTATATCGGCGTTGTCGAAAAAACCAATGCTGGCGGCGGTCAGATTTACGTTCGCCCACAGAATGGGTACGAGCTGGATGAGATTCACGACGTACTGATTACGTCTCCTGCCAATGGGCAGATACTGGTATACGACGGCTCCACTAACTTATGGAAAAATCAAGCCCCGGCTGGCGGTCTGCCAGATTTAGTAGTCGTCTCTGGCACTACGCAAGCAGCCGTCGCTAACAAGCACTACGTTTTGACTAACGCTGCTACCACGACCGTCACACTTCCGGCTTCTCCGGCGGCTGGCGACGTAGTGTGGGTCACTGTAGAGAACGGCCGCATCGACAACGTGATTGCCCGCAACGGCCAGAACATTGAAAGCATCGCGGATGACTTACTGCTCGACGACACGCAAGCGTCGCTGCAGCTCCGCTACGTCAACGCAACTATTGGATGGGTTTTGATATGACCGCTCTTAGCAGCCTAAGGTCTGGCGGAAAGCCAAAACAAGTAACTACGTATACAAGTGGAACTGGAACATATACGCCTACCGCCGCTAATGCGTGGTGCTACGTCACTCTCGTCGGCGGAGGCGGAAATGGTGGCGGCGGCTCCGGTGACGGCGGGTCTGCTGCAGCTGTATGGACACAGTGGATAAAGTTGTCAGGGGCTACTTCTTATGCTGTTGGAGCTGGCGGCGGCGGCAACACTACGTTTGGCTCGTTAACCGCAGTTGGAGGTAGATCCGGCGGCGGCAACTTCTCTCAGGGTAGTGACGCTGGCGGAGGAGCTGGTGGTTTTAATGGACAGTCGTCGCAATATGGCGCAGGAGGTTCTGGATCTGGCTACGGGGGTGTAAACGGTGGTAACGCAACTGGCTACGGAGCCGGTGGGGGCGGCGCCGGGTACTACTACGGCGGGCGGGATGCTGGCAGCGGGTCTGGCGGTTTAATTATCATTGAGGATTTTGGACCATGAAGCGTTGGGCATTGATTGAAGACGGAAAAGTAACAAATGTCGTCGAGCAGGCCACGCAGCCGGTATTGTTTGGTTCATGGGTTGAAACGCCGACGCACTATGTTAGCCCCGGTTGGAGTTATATAGATGGCGAATTCGTTGACCCACGTCCGCCGATCACTATTCCTAACATTATCACAAAGGTGTCGTTTCGTTTCCGCATGACCGACACTGAGTATGTCGGCGTTCTGACCGCTGCCAAGACCGACGTTGAGGTCCAGGCTTGGGTCGAGACCTTCAACATGGTGTCACAGGTCAACTTGTCGGACGAACGAACCGTGGCCGGACTTAACGTCTTGGTCAGCAAAGGTCTGCTCACCCAAGAGCGGGCTACAGAAATACTGTCTACTACCGTACTAGAGGGGGAAAGGCCGTAATGTCCAGAGCCAGAACACTAGCCAGCGCCATCGGTTCCGACGGTGCGCTTAACGTAGGCGACGTCGCGGGGCTGCATACGGTCGCGTCTACGGGTCTTTTTTCGGACCTTATGAGTAAACCCACAACCCTGGCCGGATATGGTATAACAGACGCGGCCACGCAACAGTACGTCGCTGATTCCATTGGAGAAGTAGAAGCGCTCGCGTTGGCGGGCATTTAGAGAGGTACGGCCAAATGCCAGTCAATATATCGGTTTTTGAGTCCAGCCTTCAGTCAAAACTGAACGGTACTACTGGCTCAAGCAGTGGTACTGAGTTCTTACTCCTGTCCAAGTCGCTCAACGAGCTTAACACAGGTTTTACCGCTACCGTTGCTGCTGTTAACGATCTTCCTGCCGCAGCTGGAAATGCTGGGCGAATCATTTTTGTCACCGCAACCAACCTGCCGTACTACAGCAACGGCACGTCTTGGAACTCAATCAGCGGCACGGTTTCCAGCATCTCGGTGTCCGGTGGTACGACCGGTCTTACGACTACTGGTGGCCCGATCACTGCGAGTGGGACGATCACGCTTACCGGTACTCTTACGGTAGCTAACGGTGGTACCGGCGCAACAACCGAGTCTGGTGCCCGAACGGCGCTTGGTGTACCCAGCCTGACAGGTACTGGAGCGACCGGCTCCTGGGACATCTCAGTCACCGGCACCGCGTCCAACGTTACCGGTGTTGTTGCCGCTGCCAACGGTGGCACTGGCATTACATCTCCTGGCGTGGCTGGGAACGTCCTTACCTCTGACGGCACCGCATGGGTAAGCACGCCTGTTCAGGGGTTGCCCACCGCGAATATTGTAAGCGGCACGACTCAGCAGGCCGTAGCACTCAACCACTACATTCTGGTCAACGCAGCAGCGACCACGGTCACGCTGCCAGCGACCCCGTCGCTTGGCGATGTGGTGTGGGTGACGGTGGCTAACGGCAGAACAGACAACGTCATCGCAAGGAACGGATCAAATATCCAGTCCCTTGCAGAGAATCTTACGATTAACGCGGCCTACGCCGCTGTTCAACTTCGGTATGCAGACGCAACGAGAGGATGGGTTTTCACATGAGTACGCTCACTCAATTTACTGGCGGCGGCGATTCGATACTCGGGGAAGTCGTCGAGTTTAACGCGCGAACCAAAGGGTTTAGCTTTACTGACGGTACTCGCGAATACATGCAGACCGGCGTTATCAAAGAGTACTCCTCTGCGTACGCGCCTCTTGTTGCATCAAATACGCTGTGTGGAATCAGCGTGCCTACTGATCCCCTCCATAAGGATTGGTCGTTCTTGTCGTACTCAAACTACTGGAACCAAACTTCTAGTCATGCTGGCGCCAAATTTTTTCAGCTAGGAACAGATCAAGCAAGCGGACTTCCGTACAAGCATATATGCCTAATTGGCAGCAACTACGCAGGCGCAGGTTCTACTTGGTTCAAGCATAAGTACGGCGTCAACTTTGCAAACACCGTGACCGCCCAGCAGGACGACGACGGTGGCGGAGTTCATTCAGTTCATTTGTTCAATAACCGGCTCGTGTTTAGTGGCTACCGCTCCTCAATGGATACTGACGCCAACGGCTTCAGTATGTTTTGGTCGACGGGCGCTAATAGCCCTACACAAAATGCTACTCGTAACTATCAGACTACATGGAACTGGGGCTACACGCCGATCCCAGCGGAAAATCAGACTACTGCGCTTTTGTGGACTATTTATGAGTACGCCAGAAGCGGGTGGAGCGCTAACGCCTTTAAGACCACAGACGGCGTTAACTTTACGTCGCTAAATATCACTTCAGATCTACGTTATCCGGGTCGGTTTACTTGGTCTACTGTGGGTAACTGTTGGATTATGGTGACATGGGACGGCCGTATCATGACGTCTGCTGACGGACAGACGTGGACTCAACGGACTGTTCCGGTTGGTATGCCGACCTCTATAGGCCATTCTATGTTGTTTGGCTCTTCGGGGTATCGCTTCTGCGTAGATCATCCGACCCAAGGCACCATTATTTGTCTCGATAGTAACGATACAACTAGTCTGTACTTCCTTAAGACTACAGACGGTATCAACTACACCCTCTTAAACGCAGCGAGTGCAAACCCCCACCTGCGTAATTATTTTTGGGGTGCATCTGGCTATCAGCCGCGCCTTATGCGGGATGGCGATACGTTGATTATGTACAACGTATCAACTACTAACGGTGACACTGCAGGTTCTACCATTGCCACCTCTACGGACTTTGGTCAGACCTGGACGCTTCACCCATTAATTTTCAACAACAACCCGCCAAGCAATACGTTGCAGACTGCCGGTGGTATTTACTTAAACTTTATGGGGTTAGAGAAGTTTGATTCTAAGTGGTACGGAATTTTCATGGCTCGCAACCAATACGGCACTGTTGGTACAAAAGCCTATGAATTAACAAACCGTGGTGGTTATTTCTCAGGCACGCCAACCCATATTGGCGTAACTCAGGGCCTTTCGTTTGCAACCGGCAGCAGTTTGTCGCCCTATGTTCGGATTAAGTGAGGATTAGACAATGTCAGAAGAGTTTATCTTTATTCCTCAGGTCGAGCCAAAAATCGTCACTAAGCTGGCGTTCCGCTATCGACTGACCGACGAGGAGTTTGTCGGGATCATCGATGCGGCGCAGACCAGCGTGCCGGTGCGAGCATGGTTTGAGACGTTCAACATGGTTTCGCAGATTAACCTCGCCGACAAGCGAACTGCTGACGGACTTGACGCTTTGGTTGCGCTAGGACTGTTGGAAGAGGAGCGAGTCAAGGAGATTATTGAGGCCCCCATCCAGCCGGAAGAACGCCCCTAATTTCTACCACGGCTACCTGCCGTGGTAATATTTAGGGCAGGAAAGATCACTTAGGAAGAACCTATGGCCGACGCTACGGTAACAATTGATGGTAAGCAGTATGAGCTGGACAAGATCTCAAACGAGGTCAAAGAGCTAATGTCCCTGCACGCTCAGGCTCAGGAGATGATGGTTGCTGCTCGCCGCCAAGCGGTTATCCATGAAGTTTCGGTAGTTAATTTGGCTAATCTAATTAAAGTTCGGGTGGAGGCTGAATCCGATGGCAGTAAGCCAGCTGAGCCACTTTCAGGCCATGTCGTCGAATAACGGGCATGATTTCGACGACCGCTATTGGGAGGTGGCCTCCCGGTTAGCCGTCCACGAAGCTATGTGCGAAGAACGATCGAAGAACATAGACGATCGTCTCGTTAAGATCGAGTCCGGTATTGAGAAGATTAACCAATGGGGAATCCTGATTGGGTTCACACTGATCTGTAGCATGGCGGGAATCCTCGTTACCTTGCTACTCAAGTGAGGTACGTATGGCCTATTTTAAGCTCGACCGGTTTAGCGGCATCGCACCGGGAGTCTCACCTAGACTTCTAGCAGACCAGTTTGGCCAGACGGCCGAGAACATTGATTTTGAGTCCGGGCGACTGACCCCGACAACTAACGACGTAGACGTATTCACGCTTCA